CAACAATTCTGCAACAACTGCCGTGTTCAGCGTTGTGTGGTAGGCAGAAACAAGGTCAGCCATTACAAGGCTGTCAATGTTTGTTCCACGCTCAATTGCTTGGCGCGACACATTCTGCTGACCTGCGTAAGTGTTCACCGAGATGTCCAACTTTGTGTCGTCCATGTTGGTTTCGGAAACAGTTGCGCCTTCGCTTTGTGCGGCTACTGAGGAACCAGTTGTCACCTTTGAGATTGACAAGGTAAGTCCTGCGTCTGGCAGTGCATGCTTGCGAGCAAGGTCTGCTGTTACACGACCTGCACGAGCGTATGGTGCGGCGAGGTCAGTCAAGTACTGCGGAACAATAAGTCCGTTGAAGTTGCTTGAAGTAACATCACGGCGCTCTACTCGTTCTTCGTTTGCATGGCGTGCAAGTCGTTCAGCGGCGTTGTAGTCGTTGTTGAACTGTGCGGCGTATGCGTCAGCAATGAATGAGTGCGTGCCCTGTTGGTTGTAGGTGCGTGCTTCACGCTTTACAACTGCTGGTGCAACGCCACTTTCTTTACGCACTTCTTTCGCTTGCGCACTGCGTGCTTCAAGTTCTTCGTGGTGCGAAATGTTTGCGTCTAGGCTTGCGGCATCTTTCAATGCTTGTGCAATCTTTGCATCTTCTTCACTGGTTAGGTCGCGTGCTTCGGCTTCTGCCGAGTCCACGATTGCTTGTGCGTCAACGAGTAGCGCACTGCGCTTCTCTTTGAGTTTCTCTGACATTGACATTGTTTCTTCTCCTGTTGAGAGTAAAGGTTGATGATTAACTGCAAGTGTCCTTGTCAGTGACTTATTCAGTCGGCTGTTGAACGGCTCTGCTTGTGCGTTGTATTGCTATCTGTGCTCGCCGCAACGCCAGCGAACTTGACTTCACGATAGTGGTGTTTGTGTCGTTTGTTTGCGCATTGCGTAACTGCACCATTGTTTCTTCGTAGGCAGGGTAAGTAACAACGCTCACATCAAACAATTTCACTTCTTTAAGTTCGCGTGTCTTCTTGTCCGAACTCCAACTGTCTTTAACTGGCTCGAATGCGAAACTCATTTGGCTTACATCACCACGACGAAGTGCGCTCATAACACGAGCCGCATCAGGGTTCGCTTCGTCTAAGTCTGCTTCTACTCGCAAGCCTTTATCATCTTCCTTGATACGCAATGTGCCACTCTTTGTTCGTGCAAGTGGTACGCCTTCGTGGTCAACCAGTAACCGCACATCTGCACCGTCGTTAATTGTCTTTGCGAATGCGCCACGCCGTACAAACTCTGTCCAAGGCAATGGTTCACTAGGGCTGTCAAATACGGCCGCATAACCAACAAGCGTGTTGCCGTCGCCTTCTGCACGAATTTCTAAATTGCTGTAAGCGATATTGCGTTTGTTGTTAGTCGTCACGACCCAACGATTGCGAATGCTTGCGCTTTCGTCGCTTTCTTCCATGTCGTCTGCAACTACTTCTTCTGTTTCTTCTCTTGCTTCCCATGCGTCGCAATACATTTCTGCGGCACATTCGGCTTCCCATTTCATGCAGTAGTTGCGCTCTGCGTCAAAGTATTCGCAGTTTGCACATGAACGACCTTCGGGTACATCTTCACTGTCTGCTGGGCGGTAACTGGTTGGCAGTTCGCGCATTGTTACTTCGTCTGTTGTTGTTTCTTCGTTGTCGTCCATTGCTTCTCTTTCTTCGTCAAGTCTGCCAACTACATCATTCGCATATTCCATTGCACGCCTTGCATCTGATTTACTTGGACCACTGCCCCATAACAAGTGAGCAACAAGTCCAGGGGTTATTTCATCACCTTCTACTGCGTCTAAATCTACAAGGTGTCGTGCTATCCAAGGACCTATCTTTCGCCACTTCTCCTCTGTCACTGTTCCTGCCGCCATCTTGCGTGCGTCTTCAACAGTTTGTGGTCGCATGCCACTTCCGCTTAAACCTTCTTCGTGTAACTCAACACCACGCTTTGCGGCGGCTCGCATGTATGCAGGCGGTTCAAGATTTACTGCACGCAATGAACGCAAACTGTTTAACTGTCCCATTGCTTTACCGTCTGTGTTCACACTTGCCGCGACCATGTGTGCAACTGCGTCGTCTTTAGTTTCATGGCATGCGAGCATTTCGTAAGTGCCGTCATCTTTCTCTAACAGCGTTGCCCAACCGTTGCAACCGCTTTGGTCATTGCTAATCCAATAAGGCATAACTAATCTCCGTCAGGCGTCAGAACATTTACTGTGTTAGTGCTACTGGCAACAACTGCCATAAGGTTCTCACCTAAAGGCAATGCAATATCTATTGACTCGCCGTTGCCTAAGTGAAAGCCCGTTGTTGTTGTAACACTTTCATCACCAATATAAATCTTTGCGCCACCGCCATTGTGAATGTACACAGTACGAAACTTGTTATCGGCAGTCACAATTTCTGTTGGTGTTGTTGCAACAACTACTGCGGTTGATTTCATGCTGGGCGTTCCTTATCGCTTCCTAATGGTGGCACAACACCTGTTGGCAAGAATGTGAAGTTGTCGCCACCGTCATACGGTTCGCGTCCTTCAATGTGGCGTGCTTCGTTTGGTGTAAGCATGCCCGACGATATTTGTATTTGACTTGCACGAACTCTTGTTGCCAAGTCTGCACGCAAGTATTCATCTGCATTAAAGCGCACACTCAAATCGGGTGGCAGTAGTTCGCTGATTGCACCTTCAATACGACGCATGTATGGCAACAATGTATGTCGCACAAAGTTAATTCCTGCGCTCTCAACATTCTGATAGGTTTGCGAATCGCCGCCAGTGCCGTTAATTAAGTGCAACGGAATACGGTATGCACGAGCAATGTCTCGCACAATGCTTTCACGGTGCGCCATTGTGTCCATGTCACTTGCACTTGCCGCAATTGGTCGCCACTTCAATCCGCCTGAAAGCACTGCTGGCTTGCGTGTCTTGTAGTGCATGTCTGTCCATGTATCACGCAACACTTGCGCTTGGTCAGGTGTTAGTTGGTTCTCTGTTTCAAGAACGCTTGACGGTGTTGCACCATCACCATAGAAAGCGGCAAGATAACGGTTGATAGAAATGTCTGTGCCAATAATGTTTCGCATTGCGTCAATTGGTGAAATGCCACGCCACTGCCCCGGCAATCTCAACCAGTCAATTTGGCGAATTACATCTTTACCGAATAGTTCTTTGTTGTTGCCAATTTGGTAAAGCATTGTGCCGTCGTCGTTAGGTGCATGCTTAATGCCAAGTGGATTTAAGTTGCGCAATTCAAGTGGCATGCCTGTTCGGTCTGTTGGTGCGTACACAAAGTCAACGCCATGTATTGCAAGTGTTACGACTGTTTGATGTACAAAGTCAAACATGAGTTGGTCGTCGTTAGGGCGACGCAATACATCAGGAGTAGGCAAGCGTTCCCATCTGCCACCTGTGTCTCGCATTAGTTCTAGTGGCATTGTTGCAACACTGTCTGCAAGCAAAGTAACTGCGGCAATCATTGCACTACTTGCAAACACATTGGCTTCGTTAATAACTTCGCCTGTGTAGTTACTAAACAATGGGCGTGCAGTTATTTGATAAGGGTCAATGTTTGTCGGCAGTGCTCGTTCTTCTCTGCGACTGAATAAATCTCTTAAAGCCATATCGTCACCATACCCGTTCAACACTAGGCGCAGGCGTGCTAGTTGCTCGTCGTGTTGCACGGTCTAATGCCATGCACATTGCAATTGCGGCGTCAATCTTTCTGCGTGACTTGCCTTTGCTTAATCGCCAGCCACTTTCTGTCATGCGTTGTGCGGCACTTAGTACTTGGTCTGTAAACATAGGTGCGCCATCATGAACAACTTTGTTTGTAACGATTAAGTCGTATGCAGTACCACACGCAGGTATCATGCGCTGACTTGATTGTGGGAACTCCAACATTGGCAGCCCTTCATCAAACAATGCTTCCGCACTTCGTTGAAAGTATGCAGGGTCGTACGCAAACTCTCGCACATTGTAAGTCCTGTGCAGTTCTCGCAAATGTTGTTCAACATCAGCAACACTCATATCACCTTGGTCGGGATGCCAAATCTTTGCGTCAACAACAATGCGTCCGTCGCTTTGTGGTTGTGCTGTAACAACGGCAATGCTGTCGTATTTCATTGCCATGTCTATACCAACCCAAGTGTCATCAGTTGTGTTCATAGTTGCGTCGCCTATGCACTGTTCCCATGCGCCAACTGGCAACCAACTTTCTTGCGTGCGTACCCACTGATTCAAACGAAATCTACGAAACGCCATTTCACTTGTTTGTCTTGCACTTACTTCCATGTCTTCTATGTCTAACAAGTCAAGTGCAAGGTTCGGGTTTGCTTTGCGCCACTCCGCTTTGTCGTTAATGCCACAATCGGGTTTCGCTTCCCACCAATAGAAACCAAATGTGTCGTCTTCTATTTCGTTTGCTGATACGCCTTTGCCGTAGTTGTACAAGCGACCAGCCAAACTGTCTAAGTCAAAGCCTGCAGTTGTAATTGCTATTGCTAATGGGTCTTGGCGTGCGCCCGAACCAAGAGTAAGTGCGTCCCACAAGTCGTCATTCGGTTGCACATGCAATTCATCAAATACGACCAGTGAAGGGTTGAGTCCTTGTTGCAATTTGCCGTCACTAGACAACACACGATAGACAGCGCCGTGTCGTGGTACTTCAATGGCGTCACGGTAAACCTTGCACTCTTGCGACAGCAATGGCGACTGCAAGATTTGTTGCTTCGCTTCACCAAACACAATGCGTCCCTGTTGTCTGTCGCCTGCGGCTGAATAAACTTCTGCCCCAGGTTCGCCAGCGAACAAACCATACAACGCAAGCGAACTACCCATAAGTGACTTGCCTTGTTTGCGTGGCAAACCAATTAGCGCACGACGAAAGCGCAAGTGTTTATCTTCACGCCGTTCTAGTAGCGCACCTAGTAACCACCGTTGCCATGCTGTGAACTGCAAAGGCTCGCCAGCGAGTTTGCCCTTCGTAACACTTAACCATTGTTCAGCAAACTGTGTAACTAAATCACCGTCGGTATCTTTGTTGCGTCTATTAACAAAGTATGTTGGCGCCCACTTCTTGTTAGGACTGAGTGCGCTTCGCTGTAACTCTGTCACGGAACTCCTGTAATGCGTCTGTTGATTGGTTGCTCATGCCAAGCCTCGCACGGTCAGTTGGTGTGAAACCAAGTTGCGCAAGGTTGTTTGCTATTTGTTTCTCTAATTGTCGCAACGCACTTCGCTCACGCCATTCTAAACCAATACGAAACATCTTGTCGCGCAACATTGTTCGCTCATCTGTTTGCTCGCACACAAGCATCACAAGTTCTGCGTCCATGTCTCTACGCAACCACGGCGAAGCACTTGTCCAAATGAGTTGCCACAACTGTGCTCCTGCACCAAGTGCGCCACTTGTTGTACGCAACAAAGGGCGGTGTGGTTCGGGCGGCGTGCCATCAACAACAGGCATAGGAACAATGTTGAGTGGCGGTAATTTGCGTCCGCCTGGATTTCCTGTACGCCGTTTCTGTTCAACAGGCTTTGGTGGTCTGCCAGTCTTTGCCATGCCAACAACATATCAAGTTGATACAACGCAAGTTGTTATGCAACCAGTTATTCGCAAACACAATAAACATGTGCAGTACAAGAAACTGATTAGTTTCGCTGGTGCGCACAGATGGA